CATAAATACAGCCTTTTCCGAGGGTTACAGGCATTTGACATGGCACTGATCGCGAAGGCTCCTGAGCGGCGAGGCACCTGGAAACGGTCCAGTACCACGCACGATCCCGGGGCGATCCTCGAGGCGCCCCCGAAAGCGGTCGATCCGATCGCGTTTATCAATCGGCTGACGCACACGAAAGGCCCGTTCGCCCGGCAGACGTTCAAGTTGAGGCCGTGGCAAGTGCGGATCGTGCGGCAGATCTTCAAAAAGCGGCGGGACGGCGTGCGGCAGTACCGCACGTGCCTGCTCATGCTGCCGCGGAAGAACGGGAAAACGGAGCTCGCGGCCGCGCTCGCGATTTACGGGCTGCTCGCCGATGGGGAAACGGGCGGTGAGGTGTATTCGGCGGCGAGTGACAAGGATCAGGCCGCGCTCGTGTTTGGCGTCGCGGCGCAGATGATCCGCAACGATCCGATCCTCAATGCGCAGTGTTACATCGTCGAGAGTCGCAAGCGGATCGAGCACGTCAAGAGCGGATCGGTCTATCGCGCAATCAGTGCCGAAGCCTACTCAAAACACGGGTTCAACGCGTCGATGGTGATCTATGACGAGCTCCATTCGGCGCCGTCGAGAGAGCTCTACGACGTGCTGAGTACGTCAATGGGCGCGAGAAAACAGCCGCTCATGCTGGCGATCAGCACGGCGGGCTACGACCGGCATTCGATCCTGTGGGAGCTCTACACACACGCGAAAAAAGTGCTCGAGGCGCCGGCGATCGATCCGACGTTCCTGCCGATCATCTATGAGGCGCCAATCGGCGCGGATTGGACGTCGCGGCGCGTGTGGAAGGCCGCCAATCCGGCGCTCGGTGATTTCCGGTCGATTGAGGAGATGGCGATCGCGGCCGACCGCGCCAAACAGATCCCCGCCCAGGAGAATACGTTTCGCCGGCTCTACCTGAACCAGTGGACCGAACAATCGAGCCGCTGGCTCTCCGTCACGGCCTGGGATGCGTGCCTGGGCGCCCGGCCGCGAGCCGCCCTGGCCGGCCGGCGCTGTTACGTCGGCATGGACCTGTCGACCACGACCGACCTCACGGCGATCGTCGCCGTGTTCCCGGACGACGCCGGCGCGTTCGACGTGCTGGCGCAGTTCTTCGTCCCGGAGGAGCGGATCCGGGAACGCGCCCGGCGGGATCACGTCCCGTACGACGAATGGGCGCGGCAGGGCGTGCTGACGGCGACGCCGGGATCGGTGGTCGACTACGACGCGATCCGGCGGGCGCTCGGCGCCTGGGCGGTCGAGTTCAACCTGCAAATGATCGCGTTCGATCCGTGGAACGCGACCGACCTCGTCACGCGGCTGCAAGGCCAGGACGGGTTGACGTGCGTCACGATGCGGCAGGGATTCGCCAGTCTCTCGGCGCCGACCAAAAGCCTCGAGGCCGCCGTGCTCGGGCGCACCCTCCGGCATTCCGGAGATCCGATCCTCCGGTGGAACGTGTCCAACGTCGCGGTCGAGACGGATCCGGCCGGCAATCTCAAGCCGAGCAAAACGCGATCGACCGAGCGGATTGACGGCGTTGTGGCGCTGATCATGGCCGTCGACCTGATGCACCGGCACGCGACGATCACGCCGCCGACCTATTCGATGGTGGTGGTGTAAGCCGTGGCTGGTCAGCGTCGCCTCCCGTACGCACGTCCCGCCAGCCACACCAGGGCCGCCACGAAGCCGACGATAAACGCTGCCAACAGGTCCGGCCAGTTTTCAGTCATGACGCCACCAACAGCAGCCTATTTGATGGTGGTCGTCTGATGGGCAAACATCGCACCGGCCGGCCGCCGATCGCCCCCGATGATCCCTCGGTAAACGTGCAGTTTCGCCTACCGTCGAAACAGTACGATCTCACCTGTCAGCACGCCGCCGCCGCCCGGTTGTCCCTCTCGGACTACTTGCGCCAGGTGGTCCGGCGGGCTGTGACGGCGCCGAAGAAGTAGCCGGCGGCCGGCCGCCGCGTTTCCCATTCTCCCGCACCGCCGCGGTTTTCTTCGCGCTCGAGACACGGCCGCCCAGGGCGCCCAGGGCGACCGCGCCGGCATGCTTCCGTCTCAACGCGTCAAGTTGAACCCGTGTGGCCATCGCCGTAGTCTATCCTAACCGCTTAGGTTAGGACTCAGAATCAGGCGTTTCGTAGCCGAATCTCGCCAGATCGGGCGCGTACGGGTTCAATCGTTCCTCGTGGAACACGCGTATACGCTGCTCGACGTCAAAACGCTCGACGCGCCGACGCGGCGGATCAGCGGGATCGCGTCGACGCCGGAGGCGGATCGCCAGGGCGACACGTTCGATCCGGCCGGCGCGACGTTCCGCAACCCGATCCCGCTGCTCGCGCATCACGACCAAACGAATCCGATCGGCAAGGCCTGGCTGACCGCCACGCCGGGCGGGATCACGTTCGAGGCCGAGATCGCCCAGGTCGACGATCCCGGCCCGTTCAAAGCGCTCGCCGACGACACCTGGCAGCGGCTCAAAGCCGGCGTGCTCTCGGGCGCGTCGATTGGCTACCGCGTGCTCGCCGGCGGCGCCGAGCTCTTACGCACCGGCGGCCGGCGCGTCACGCGGGCGGAGATCTGTGAGCTCTCGCTCGTCACCATTCCTGCAAACGCGGCGGCGACGATCCGCCTGATCAAGTCACTCGACACGAGGCACCCTATGAACCCGACGATCGCCGAACAGATCACGCACCTCGAGACGAAACGCGCCGACGTGGTCGGACGGATGACCGCGATCATGGACGGCGCCGGCGCCGAGCCGCTCGCCGGCGACGTGGCCGCGACCTACGACGGGCTCGCCGCCGACGTCACGGCGCTCGAGGCCGACATCACGCGCCGGAAGGCGCACGAGAAGCTGACGATCGCCGCCGCGCGGCCCGTGCCGGCGTCCCGGCACCCGTACATCACCGTGACCGACAACACCGAGCCGGGAATCCACATGGCTCGGTACGTGATCGCGAAGATGGCGGCGAAGCTCGACGGCGTCAACGCGGCCGACTACGCCGAGCGGCGGTGGGGCGGCGCGTCGCCCGTGACGCTCGAGCTCAAGGCCGCCGTGGCGGCCGGCTCGACGACGGATGCGACCTGGGCGAAACCGCTCGTCAATCCCGCGATTTCGGGCGGCCTGATCGAACTGCTCCGGTCGGCGACGATCCTGGGCAAGATCCCCGGCCTGAACAATGTCCCGTTCAACGTCCAGGTACCGCAGCAAACCGCCGGAGCGGCCGTCAACTGGGTCGGCGAGCTCAAGCCGAAACCCGTCTCAGCGATGGCGTTCTCTACGAACGCGCTCGGGTTCGCAAAGGTCGCGACGATCGTCCCGCTGTCCCAGGAGCTCATCCGGTTCAGCAATCCGAAGGCCGAGCAGGTGGTTCGCAATTCGCTGGTGAAGGATATTGCGGCGTTCCTGGACGCGCAGTTTACCGATCCCGCCGTGGCCGCGGTCGCCGGCATTCATCCGGCCTCGATCACGAACGGGGCGCCGACCGCCGCGGCGACCGCCGCTCCGCTCGCCGACATTCTCGGCCTGATCAATCACTTCGCCACGAACAATATTCCCGTCGACGGGCTCGTGTTTATCATGTCGCCGGCGAACGCGCTCGCGCTCTCGTTCCGGACCTACTCCGACGGCTCGCCGCAATTCCCTGGGATCGGCGTGAACGGCGGGACGTGGAAAGGCATGACCGTGATCGTGTCCAACACGGTGACGACGAACGTGATCGCCTTGCAACCCGCGTACATCCTGTACGCCGACGATGGCGGCGTGACGATCGACACGTCGACCGAGGCGAGTCTGCAAATGGACTCGGCGCCGGATTCGCCCGTGCTCGCGACGACCGTCATGGTGTCGATGTTCCAAATGAACGCGGTCGCCATCCGCGCCGAGCGGTACGTCAACTGGCTCCGCGCCGTCGTGAACTCCGTCAAGTACCTGACCGCGGCCAACTGGCCGTCGCCGACCGGCCTCACGCTCGGCGCCCAGGCCGCGGCCGACGAGGACGTACACACCGCGAAGAAACGGTAAGGCCGTGGGGCTGCTCGCGACGATCCGATCCTCGCTCCGCTCGGTCTTCGTGCCGAGCGGCGCGAGCTCGCCGCCGGGCGCCGGCGGCTGGTCGCCGGCGATCGTGCGTGAGCCCTACACGGGCGCCTGGCAGAACAACGATCCGATCCGGCTCGAGACGGCCTTAGCCAATCCGACCGTGTTTCGGTGCGTGTCGCTGATCGCGTCCGACGTCGGCAAGCTCGCGTGTCGCCTGGTGCAGCAGGATCAGGACGGGATCTGGACGGAAACGACGTCGCCGGCCTTTTCACCCGTGCTCCGGCGCCCGAACCGGTATCAGACCGCCGGCCAGTTCTTCGAGTCGTGGATGTTTTCCAAACTGCTCTATGGGAATACCTACGTACTCACCGACCGCGACGATCGGCACGTCGTCACGTCGCTGTACGTGCTCGATCCCTGTCGCGTCAAACCGCTGATCGCGCCCGATGGGGCGGTCTACTACGAGATCGACACGTCGGATCTCGCCGGCATTCCCGTCGACGGCGGGCCGATCGTGGTTCCGGCGGCCGACCTGATTCACGACCGGTGGAATTGCGCCTATCACCCGCTGGTCGGCCTCTCGCCGCTCTATGCGTGCGGCGGGGCGGCGGCCCAGGCGCTCGCCATGCAAGCGACGAGCACGGCGTTTTTCGGGAACGGCGGGCAACCGACCGGCCTGCTCACGCCGCCGGAGAATGCGCCCGGACTCGATCCCAACACGCTCGCCCGCATGCGGGCCGATTTCAAGGCCGCCGGCCCGAACCATACGCTCCTGATGTCGAATTTTCTGAAATATACGGCCATGAACGCGACCGCGGCCGAGAGTCAGTGGATTGAGCAAGCCGGATGGACGGAAGAAACGATCGCCGGCTGTTTCGGCGTGCCGATCAGCATGGTGAATTCGAGCAAACAGCCGCCGTACGCCAATTCCGAGGCGTCGACCTTGCAGTACCACTCGCAGTGTCTACAGACGCACCTGACGGCGATCGAGACGTGCCTCGATGCCGGCCTGGCGCTTCCGGCGCCCTACGGGACTGAGTTTGATCTCGACGATCTGATCTGGCTCGACGTCGCGACCAAAACCAAGGCCGCGCACGACGCGATCAGTGCGGGCGCCATGTCGCCGAACGAGGCCCGGCGCAAGTACTTCGGGCTCGGCCCGGTGCCGGGCGGCGACTCGCCGTTCCTGCAGCAGCAGTATTACAGCCTCGAAAGCCTTGCCATGCGCGACGCGGCGGCGCCGGCGCCCGCGGGCGTGGCTGCTCCCGTGGCGCCGGCGCCGGCGGACCAGGTGCCGGCATGAGCACGCCGCCGTTCACGTTCTCCCGCGTCACGCTCGCCGGGCCGCTCTGGACGGTCGCCGAGCTCAAGGCGATCCAACTGCGGATCACTGACGCCGCGCACGATGACGACGTCGAGCAGAAGATCGACGCCGCCCAGGAGTACGTGCTCGCCTATCTCGGCCCGGCCGGCGATCCAACCTGGACGCCGACCACGGCGCCGAAGATGGTGAAGCACGCGATCGCCATGCTGACGGTCTACCTGTACGAACACCGCGGCGACGATACGCCCGTGTCGGACGGGAATATCTGGGCGACGCTGGCCCACCTGCTCGGCTCATACCGCGATATCGCGATCGCCTGACCATGATCGGCACCTACCGGCACCGCGTCACGTTTCAGGATCCGGCCGGGCCGATCGATCCGCCGACCTGGGACTGTGCGATCCAGCCGGCGCCGGCCCAAGTGCTCGACGGCCTGGCGGCGTTCTTCGTCCGCGGCCGGTATCACCCGGGGATCCGGCTCGAGACGAAAATCGTGCACGAGGGGCGACTGCTCCAGGTGCAATCGATCACTGACCTGGACGAACGGCATATTGATCTGGTGATTCTGGCCGTTGAGGTGGTCGCCCGTGGGCGTTAGCCTCAAAGGATTCACGGAACTGCGGGAAACGCTCAAGGCGTTACCGGCCGATCTGGTCCGCGAGGCCGGGCCGATCGTGCAGACGGCCGGCGAAGCCGCGGCGCGCGAGATTATCGCCGCGTATCCCACGGGACCCACGGGCAACTTGAAACGCGGCGTACGTGTGGAGGTACACGCGGATGCCGGGTCTACATGGGTTCAGATCCGATCGACGGCGAAGCACGCGTACCTGTATGAACGCGGATCCGCCGTCCGGCACTGGGCCAACGGCAAGAACACGGGACAAATGCCGGCCGCGCACGTGTTCATCCCGATCGCCATCGTCCAACGGGCGCGCATGGTCGCCGCCCTAATCGATTTTGTGGAGCGGGCCGGCCTCACCGTGGCCGTCGCCGCGTAGTGCTGTTTTCCTGAGGAGTCACGCCCATGCCCGCACCATCCGCCCCTGTGAACAACCCCGGTACGCACGGCAAAGAGGGGATCGTGGCCCTCAAAATGCTCGCCGGCGATCCCTACGTGGCCATCGGGAATATTTCGGATTGGGTCCTGAACATGGCCAAGGACAAAGTAGAAACGACCTCCCTTGGCGATGCGAATAAACGGTACGTGATGGGCCTGAAAGATCTGTCGGGCACGTTCACGGCGTTTTGGGATCGCCTTACTGACGTGATTTTCGATGCGTCCGACACCGATCAGGGGTGCTTCATCGCCATCTATCCGAGTGCGACATCCGCGCAAGGTTGGGAAGGCCCGGCGCATTTGGACGCGAGCATCAAAGGCGGCGTGACCTCGGCGGTGACGATCGATGCGTCCTTTGTGGCGAATGGCGCATGGACCCGGACCAGTCAAGTCGCCGCGACGGGCGCCAATGGCGTCAGTTCCCCGGGATCGTTCACGCCGGCCGGCGCGATGCCGCCCGCCTCACTCGCCGGCATGGTCGGCATCACTGCGGCGCCCGTCACCGCATGGCCCGCGGGCACGTACGTGCGCCTCGGCGACGGATCGACCGCGCATTGGAACGGGACCGCATGGGTCGCCGGCATCGCGTGATCGCCCGTGGCGGTCCGCGACGGATCGACGCATCGGATCGTCATTGAGGGCCTGTCGGCCGTCGTGCGCTTCGGCTATCAAAAGGCCGCGACGTTAGGCCGTTGGCGGGTCGAAGGCGAATGGTTGACCGCCGCGGTCCTCGACTGTGACGGGTTTCGCATCACGCAATCGCCGCTGATTTTTGAACTCACGTACGCGGACGGCGCCCCGACCCGGCGCCGGCTCGCGGACGTGACCGTCCACGCGGGCCAACTACAGGCCCGGCTGATCAAATCGAGGTAACGCATGGGCGCCCGCTATCGGCGACAGGAAGAAACGCGGATTGAGATTTCGGGCGGCGACTGGCTGATCGTCCGCAAGCATTTGACGGCCGGGGAACAACGCGGCGCGCACGCACGGCTGATTAAGGCGGGCACGTTCACGGCTGGGGAACGGCCGCAACTCGATCCGGAAAAACTCGGGATCGCGCAAGCGTGCGCGTATCTCCTCGACTGGTCGATCACGGATGTCGAGGACAAGCCGATCCGCATCCGCGATCAACCGTTCGAGTTCATCGAGGCCGCGTTGAACGCGCAAGAACCCGAATCGTTGGCGGAAATCCTGCGCGCGATCGACACGCATGACACGGCGATGGCCGCGGCCCGGGAACAGGAAAAAAAAGTCCCGACTGGCGTGCCCGCATCGTAAGCGATCTGTATATCTGTCGCGTGATGGGTTGGACGTATGACGATCTGCTCGATCTGCCGATCGACGTGTATACGGTCCTGATCGACACGCTCAGTGAGGAGGCGGCGAAGGCCCGCAAATAAATGGCACTGTCGGCCACGTTCACGGCCAATTTCGCCTCGTTTTACGATGCGGTCGCCAAGGCCGATAAGGTCCTCGTGGACTTCGGCGACGGCGCCGATAAGGTCGGGCGCCGGCTCGATACCCTCTCGAACCAATTCAGCGGAAAAAAAATCGTACAGGAAGCCGCCCTGATGGTGAAGGCGGTGGAGGACATCGGCGGCACGTCCATGCTGACCGAAAAAGAATTGGCCCGCCTCGGCGCCACGACGAACGAGGCCGTGGAAAAAATGAAGGCGTTGGGCATGGACGTGCCCGCGAACTTGCAGAAAATTGCGAACGAAACGAAAAACGCGAACAAACAGACATCGGATTGGGTCGGGTCGCTGACGAAAATCGCGGGCGCGGTCGGGATCGCGTTCTCGGTCGGCGCGGTCAAGGAGTTCATCGGCTCGATCTTCGATGCGGCCGGCGCGATCAAGGACATGTCGGATCAGTGGGGCATTTCGACCACGGCGGTCCAACAGTTCACCAGTGCCGCGAAACTCTCCGGCGTGGAGGCCGAGACGGTCGGCAAGTCGATCAATTTCCTGACGGAACAACTCGGCGCCGGCACGGCTGAATATAAGGCGCAACTGGCTAACGTGGGCCTGTCGTACGACACCCTCAGAAAAATGCCCCTTGAGGATGCGTATAAGGCCGTGATCACGGCGATCGGCGGCATCAAGGACGAAACCGCGCAACTCGACATCGCCGAGGCCCTATTGGGCGACCGCGCGAAAAAAATGGTGGGCGCGATCCGCGACGGGTTCTTGGAAGCCTCGGCGGCGCAACAGGTGATGAGCGAAGAAACGATCGCCCGCCTTGAGGCCGCGGGCGATGCGTGGGATCACTTCAAGAATCTTGTCGTGATCTACTCCGGCGAAATGCTGTCGGCCGTGATGAAAACCACGGGATCCATGACGAAAACGTGGGGCACGTTTTTTTCGGGGATCGGTCACGCGTTTGAAACCGCCTTCGGGGGCGGGTCGGGGTTGGCCCTGTTTGCCCAAACCGTCACGATGATGGACGACTTGGGGATCAGTGAAGAGAAAGTCGCCACGGTCACGGGCGTGATGACCGACAGCACGAACGAACTAATCCCGAAACTCCGGACCACGGCGCAAGTCGTGGCCGATCTGAAAGCGAAAGAGGATGCGCTGAAGGCCTCGCAAAAAGCGCGGGCCGATCGGTTGAAGTCCGATGAAAAAGTCCACGACGACTACGTGAAAGGTCTGATGGACGAGGCTAAGGCCGTGGCCGATGTCGCGTACGCGCTGGGCGGCAACGGGCTGATCGATAAGGCCACGCAGTACCTTGAGGCCCTGAAAGTCTCGATCCCGCTCGAAAGCATGACGCGGGACAAGCAGGACGAAATCAATAAGGTGATGGCCGACGCGATTGGCGTCTATCTCGCGGCCGGCGACAAAATCCCCGACGCGATGCTGGACGTGTGGACCGCGACGAACCACGTGCGGGTTGAAGTCGAAGCCTTCCGCGACAACCTGAACGAATTGAACGCCGCGTGGCTGAATTCCGTGATGGGGAAACCGGGCCAGATCGATCTGTCGAAGATCGGCACGTCCGTGACGTTGGTCAAGCCGGGCATGTTTGACGGGATGGCCGCGGGCCTCGCGGCGGCGTTGAGTGGCAGTATCCTGCGCGCCATCGAGGGCGGCGGCGACCTGCTCAAGGCCGCGGGATCGTCGATCGGATCGTATCTGCTCGACCCGAAACAATCCGCGATCGGCAAGTCGATTGAAACCGCGGCGAAGAAACTGCCCGGGGTCCTCGGCGGCGCGATCAGTGCCGCGATCCCCGTGGTCGGCGCCCTCATTGGCCCGGCCGTCTCGTGGCTGGGCGACAAGATCGCGGGCCTGTTTGGTAAAAAAGAATACGAAAAACTCCGGGACTCCTTTATCGCCGCGGCGGGCGGGATCATTCCGCTGACGATCGCCGCCCGCGATGCGGGCACCAGTCTCGACGAGCTGCTGGCGGCGCGCGGCACGGATAACGTGACCAACGCGATCGGCAAACTGCAGGACGCGTTTAAGTTTCAGGCGGATGCGTTGGACGTGGCGATCAGCACGGCGCAAAAATACGGGTTCACGATTGAGGAGTTAGGGCCGGCGATGGCCCGGCAAGAACTGGACAAGCAGGCCCAAGCACTGTTTAAAGACTGGGAAGTCCTGAACAGTGCGGGGATCGACACGATCGCCATTACGGAGCGGATGTCGGCCTCGATCAGTGAATACGTGCAGCATGCGTTAAAAATGGGCACCGAAGTGCCCGACGCGATGCGCCCGATGTTAGAGGCGATGGCGAAGTCCGGCAACCTGCTCGACGAAAACGGGAACGCGATCACGGACTTGGAAGCCTCCGGGATTAAGTTTTCCCTCTCGATGTCGGAGGGGTTCAAGGCCCTGATCGAACAAGTCTCGAAACTCACGGATGCGATTTCCCGATCGCTAGGGTTGGCGATCCGGAACGTGCCGCCCGTCGTGGTCAAGGGCACCGTGGAATGGGATGTCAGTACCCCGCCCGCCCCGGGGACCCCGACCCCGGGCGGATCGACGGACGTGCCGCAATACGCGCAAGGGACGGGCGGATTTGTGAACTTCGGCGCCGGCACGCCCGTCGTCCTGCACGGCTGGGAGGCCGTGGTCCCGAAGGCCGACGCGGGATCGTTCGCCACGGTCGCGGGCGCGAGCATGGCGCCGGCCGCGGCGATGCCGGCGATGCCGGCGATCATCATCAATGCCCAAGGCGCCTTCTTCGATACGCCGGCATCCCTGCAACGGTTGGCCGATCGCGTGTCGGATGCGCTCACGGCCAAGTATTCCCTGATGGGGAAATTGCGCGCGGCGGTCTGACGTGGCCCTCAGCGGATCCCAAAAGGCGTATCTACAGGCCCGGGCGGGGATCGCGCGGTCCGCGGCGATCCGGTCTAATTACGTATTCCCGCTGTTTGGCCTGATCACGGCGGGCGGATCCGACATCACGCGCTACATCGAATACGGATCGATGCGGGTCACGCTGGCCCTGAACGAACAACCCGATACGGCCTCGTTCAATGTCGAATTGCGTGACGCCCAAGTACAGGCGGATGTCACCGTGGGCCTCGATGTCGTGATCAGCCTCGCGGGGTCTCCGCTGCCGTTGTTTGG